TATACTTAAGTGCAAAACCACCAATTCCTATCGCTGCGATTGTTTTTATAAGACCACCTAAAAATCCTCCGCCGCCTGGGTCTCTGTCTTCTCCCTTTACGCCTTGCTCTCCCTGTGGGCCTGGTTCTCCTTTTAGACCCATGGCTCTTTCAAGCATTTTATTTTTCTGTTCTCTATCCTCTTTCTCTAATCTTCTATCCTCTTCAGCATCTTTTTCAATTTTTTTCTCTATAATTATATAATTTGCAATATCTCTAATCTTTGTTTCCATCGCCTCGATTGAGACAGATAAACTTTGAATAATTAATTGTTGATTATTAATAATACCTAAGTTTGCACTTGATCTTGACAAGGCACGATTAGCCACTCTGTCAACTGCATCGACTCTCTCAAAGAAACTACCTACGTTTATCTTTGGACTAGGTTGTTCTAATTCTTCTTCATCCATACCTTCCAGTTCCCTGTCTTTGTTGGTTCTTTAGATTTTGCTCTTCAATATAATTCTGGAGAAGAGTTACATAAATGTCTCTTTCCCAAGGCATCATATTTTCTAGTTCCGTCAAGCTATATTTATGGTATTGCATGAGAGCAAAATTGATACGGTAGTAGGATTCAAGATCCTCTCTTGCAATACTTAGGCGAAAAAATCGGCTAGACCCTCCAGAACGACACTACCTTTTTCTTTTGTGTTTGGATTCACGACCTCAATCGTGTGAGATAGTTTAGGCATGGTTGCAAAAAACTTCTCAACTGCTTTGTACTGTTTTGAGTTCAATTGATTTACGAAGTCAAGTCTCTCATCTGGAGTGTAGTCTTTGGCTTCCCATGCATCCTCACCAGTGTAGATTACGTCAATACAATCAGCAACGACATTAAAAGTTTTATCAACCATTGACTTTGCTTCGTCATCTGTATCAAAGTTATTCGAGATAAACTGAGATAGAGATGGATACTTCATACGAAGTGTCATTGTATCATCTAACTTAATATCTTTTGTATGTCCTCTTGGTTTAGTAACTTTGATTTCATCCACATATATCGTGACTGGAACTTTAGTTACGTTATCATCAGGACAAGTAACTGTAAGTTTGATGTCCTCTCCAATTGATTTAGATCGAATGTTTAAGAATAGAAACTCAATATCAAACGTAGGTAAACTATCAACATCAACTCCTTTTGTTAGAATACATTTCTTCAAAACATCCGTCACAGCGTTTGTGATCTCATTTTGATTCTTTGATTCAAGAGCAATGATTAGTATTTTTTCTTCTTTAACAAGAAAGGGTCGATACTTTACCTTTTTATTTGATGATGGTAACTTCAACTCATAAGTTGGAGTTTCAATGGTTGGTAAGGGCATAATTTATTAAGGTAAGTTTTTATTTGGTTTACCAGTGCTTTGATACTTGTGATTTAAGTCATCAGTTGGCAATGACCCAGCACCAAAGGCGCCAGCTGGGACTGAATTTCCATACTTTAAATTATCAAGTCTGACGTTTTGACCTGTGCTGAGATTTTTTCTACTAATAGTATAACCACCCTCAACTGCAGCAGGATCAACTGGTGTATTTGCCGCAATTACTTCTTTTGAATTCACAATACCCACTGGAGTATTGACAACTTGTTTTTGAATATCCTGATAGTTAAAGGTGGTAAAGAATCTATCGTAGGCAAACTGTACACTACATCTTAACACATTTGAGTCACCATAGGCAACTCTCATTGAAGTTAAATCAATCGGCCAAACGTTCACAAACTCATAACTTGTTAAATCAGATTGATAACTTGCATTTCTTGATTCTTCTATGAAAGTGTCTCTTTCAAACTTTGTAATATGAATTGTTTCTTTATATTCTTCTGGATAATTAAAACGTGTAAACGCATTATCATCTCTGATACCAGAATTAAAAATTGGATTAATGTATGACATCCAACTTTCTAAAACTTCTATGATTACATGATCTGCATCAGCATAAAAAACAAGATTCAAGGGCGGAAAGTTTCTAAGATTTGGAAACTCCTCTTGAATACCTTGGCGATGCCCGATTGCACTTGAGGGTACAAAACTTGTGCCTGGAAGTTCCGCTTGTGTACACATTAAGGACATCTTTTGCATAAAATCAGTTCCTTGTGTTCTTCTCTTGCCTGGAGCTTCTCCTAACCAAGTTTGATATTTTCCAAACGAAAAATTAACCTCATAAAAAGTATCAAGAGATGGTCTTGCGATTGTGCTCTTAATTCTATCAATTCTATCTTGAAATATTTGACCTCTTTTTGGAAATGACACGATAAATAAGTGTAAGTTGTTATTACTATATATGAGCTATAAAGGGATATATCGACCTTCTAATCCTAAAAAGTATAAAGGAGACTCTCAAAATATTATTTATAGGTCTCTTTGGGAAAGAAAGTTCATGAATTACTGTGACTTAAATGAAAATATACTTGAATGGGCATCAGAGGAATTTTGGATTCCCTATCTAGATCCAACAACAAATCGTGTTCGTAGATATTTCCCTGATTTCTTTATTAAATATAAAGATAAGGAAAGTAATATTCGTAGATCAGTGATTGAAGTGAAACCAATGAGAGAGACATTACAACCAAAAGCAACAAAAGGCAAATCAAGAAAGACCATGATAAATGAATCAATGACATATGTGAAGAATCAAGCAAAGTGGAAAGCTGCAAGGGAATTTTGTGCAGATCGTAAATTAGAGTTCAAGATTATGACTGAAAAAGAATTAGGAATACGATGAGCATTCTTCAGAGAATATTAAATAAAGTTGATGGTCAAGTGACTGAGGATTTCTTTCGGAGTCAATTAATTGATGAACTTGGTTCAACAAACTTTGAGACAGATTATGCAGATACAGCTGGATTTGCACCTGGCGAATTGTACTTTTTTACATACTCAGCACAGACTAGACAACCATATTATGACATGTTTCCACTCACATATGTGATTGAAATGAGGTCAAATGGATTTCTAGGTTGTAATCTTCATTATGTTCGTTTGAATGAAAGAGACGAACTTGCAATAAGTTTACTAAATAACTCTGCTCAGGGTGCAGTTGCAGTTCCTCCAAGAACTCTACATAAATATGTTTATACTGGCGTAAGAGGAACACCATATCGTATTCCAAATGCGGAATGGTCGGATGTCGCACAATTACCGACTGAAAAATTCGTTGACATGAGAGGAATACCAGTTTCAAAAAATAGAGTTTACAACAAAAACTAATGGCAAGAGGGATAGGAGCAAAACCTAAAAATAAAAAAAGTAGACCATACCTTGTAGATGGCGAAAGATACTCTTTCACATACAAAAAGAATGGTGAATTGCTTGGAATCACTAAACAAGGTGCAAACGGAAAATTTAATGTAGCTGAGGATATTAATCAACCAAAATTTACAACAAGCACGGCTCAAGATGCAATAATTGATTCTTATAATAAAGCAAAATATGGGTCAAATAAAAATTCTTATAAAACATTCGCTGATGTTGAATATGCATCGATAGAGGAGAGAGATGATTTCTTTAATGAAAATAAAAAGAAATTTGCCAATGAACAATTTGTAGAGGAGGAAAATACTGACACTGTTGTAGAAAATGCAACTCCAAAAGATAATTATAGTAGTGGTGCGAGTGAAATAATGTCATATCCTCTTGATCTTAATACAAGTCAGGATCATTTCAAGATTATGAAATATAAGTATCAAAGAAGAGATGTAAATGCAAGTAAGCCAGGACAAATTGAACTACAAAATACAGGTGGAAGGCAAGCTGTAAAACAAAAGAAAAATATTAAAAAAATAAATGTCGCTGGTGATAGTGTGATAGGCAGTCAAATAGGAGGAAGTGTTTTATTACCAATGCCAAAAGCAACTGATGTAAACGGTGTTGAGTGGGGTAAAAGTGAACTAACTATATCAGGTCTTGCAGCTGTAGGTTTAGCCGATAAATTGACTGGTAGTGGAAGACTTGCTGGAAAAACTAGAGAAGAGGTGCAGGCAGATTTACAAGCAAAAGCAGAGATTGAGAGAGGTCGAAACCAATATGGTAGTAGTCTTCAACAAGGCGCAAGTGCGTTATATGCTCAAACAGTTTCTAAAATAGCTGGATTTGCTTTTGGAACAGACTTAGATGTGGACACATACTTAGCAAGAAGTGGTGGTCGTGTTCTAAATCCAAATGCAGAGATGTTATTTCAAGGGCCTGTAATTCGTGACTTTAATTTCAGTTTTCTAATGATTGCAAGAAGTCAGAGAGAGGGTAATGAAATTAGAAAAATTATTCGTTTTCTAAAATTAGGTATGGCGCCAAAATTCAGAAGTACGACATATCTTAAAAATCCAGATATATTCACTTTACACTATAAAAACGGAACTGGAGACAATGATGAACTAAAAACTGTAAATAAATTTAATCCAGGCGGTCTTGCACTAACCACAATGGCGGTTGATTACGCTCCAAATGGTTATTGGTCTGCATACCGTGATTCACAACCAGTTGCAGTTAAGATGGATTTAAGTTTTACTGAACTTAGACCAATATATGAACAAGATCAACTTGAAACTTCAGAAGATAGTGTAGGTTACTAATATGACATACTCAGGTTCACCAAATAGTTACTTTAGACAGTTACCAAACCTTGATTACCCATCGTTAAGGAATGATCGTAATTCTGTTTATGATTATCATATTGTAAAAAATATTTTTAAGAGAGCAGTATTGCGTGATGATGTTTTTGATGAGGTTACTGCATTTACAAAATATTCCATACAAGGTGATGAAAGACCAGACCAAGTAGCATATCGATTTTACAATGACTCTGGACTTGATTGGGTTATTTTAACAACAAACAATATTATTCATTTAAGAGATGAATGGCCAATGGGAAATCAAGATTTTCTAACTTATCTCAATGCAAAATACAGTGAATCAGAATTAGCAAATATACACCACTATGAAACTAAATTGATAAGAGATTCAAGTGGAACAATAATTCAGAAACAAGGTTTAACAGTTCCAGAGGGACACTCTGTTACATTTATCGACAATGGTGTATATCGAACAGAGTCACAATTAACATCATTCAGTTTTTTAGAACATGAAGTTAATCTAAATGATGCAAAAAGAAATATCAATATTTTAAGATCAGAGTATCTAAGTCTATTCTTAGAAGATATGTCAGAGATTATGGAATATAAACCATCAAGACAATTTGTAACTGAGGATCTCAAAAAAACAGAGAATCCAAGAATTATTTCGCCATAAAAAAAGAGGTCACTTTGAGCGACCTCTGGCGTAAAAAATGGCCCGAAAATTTTTTCGGGGTATTTTCTAATTTTCAGCTAGTTTTGCAAAATAGCTGAGTGC